AGCCCAATCACGTTCCATCGCCGGGCCAAATGTTTCGCGGCACCACTCACGCCATTCTTGGAATTGTTGACGGCTTGTGGTATACAACCAGGTAGAATCTCCACGACGGTATGTTGGCATAACGATATATTTAAAATATCCATGGCCATTGAATCTACGGTCTACCTTTTGTATAGTGTAATCTTTCATGGTATACTATTATACTATTTTGGGAATTATGGGTCAACCTACAGATTCAATGCTGTCTAAATAGGCTTTTAGATTACCGGAGTGTAAGTGCAACATTGTAGCTTCCTCAGATTCAAAGACAATTATTTTTTGACGTTTAAGTAGATAGTACATGCCTTTAAACTGTCGTTCTAATTGTAGCAATTGATGATTGGTTAGTTCTTCTGGCAACTCAAATTCGTAACTTTCCAATTTGAGAACAGCCTTGACTAACTGTAGGCCGGCTAAACTTAATCTTAGGCTGTTATCATCAGTGGGGTTCTTCCACCAACGACGTTGCATGTCGGTAGTTTGGCCAAGAGGAATGTCAGCTTGTTCTACAAATATTTTAGTAAGCTGACGTTGAGTGTAACGCTTATGGGAAAATTTTGTCGCCGGCACGTAAAAGTACAACGCTAAATTTATCAGTGCGGAACAGAGTGTTTAGTTTCTTACACAGATTAATTGCGTGTCCAGAATTTGAAAAGGATACCTTCTTGTACTTCGGTCCTGGATATGACACTAAGATATTGTGTGTCTTGAGATTGATAGGTTGATTGTCGTAGAAAACTGCCCAAATTCCTTCAGAGGCTAGGACCTGCTCACTTTTGTAAGTAGTCTTGTTTACATGGTCTAATAGTACCGTTGGCTTTGGTCTTGACATTTCAACTATCCTTGATATACTTTTTATTTATCTTCTTAAAGTACGTATATTATTTAAAACTTCCGCCGTCCATGCTTACACTAGTAACACTACCAGGTTGACTGGTAGTCTTGGATAAATTGGCGATTGTGGCCATCAAATCGTAAATTTCTGCGTGTAAATTGCGAGCTTCTTGCTGATTTAGTGTAAGGAGTTTGCTATTACTTTGATTCATAGCTCTTACCTTATCGTTGTACATTTTAATATGGAATGGCAAATTATCCATTTGCTTCTCGCATCGACTCAATCATACGTTCTTGAGTTTTGAATGGACCTTGATATTCATAACGATTTAGTGTAATAAGTTTTGGACAATATGCACGAACCCATGTACTACTAAATTTAATAATGTAATAGCCGGCACAGAAAAAACTCTTACTCTTATTGCCTTTAGTATAAATTGGCAAATAGCGTTGAACGTCTAATACTTCGTTATAAGGTTGTGTATTAGTTGGAAAGCCATAGACGTCATAAACATCTTTCTTTTCTTTCTTTGGCTTTTCAGCTTTAACAAATTCAATGTTATAAGTTTTTTGTAAAATTTTAATTGAAGGAAAAGACTCACGTTGATTATCATGTAAGTAAACAACACCGCCTTCGTCTACGGTCATAATGTTACCAACTTTAGTTCCGCCGGATTCAACAATCCACATTTTATTTTTTACTACAGGTTTTGCGATCATTTCAGTCATTGTTGACTCCTTAATTTTTTCCTACATTCTTCTCGCATAGCAGGAGTAAAGTCTGGACTTATCTCTGCAATACGACAATCGTATTTTGCTCCAGATTCTGGTAATGCACTATTAATACCATATAGTAAAGCAATTAATGACCCGCCTAGAATAATCAGCGCCGGCCACATTAGTAAATGTTCTTTGAGTGTGGTCATCTTTGCTTATAAAAGAAATAATTAACCCATAGCAAAAATAAATCAAATGCTACAGCAGCCCAGTCACCTTTACTAAAATCTACCAAGGTAGCCATGGCCATCCAGCCAATAATAAACCAAGCTATTTGTACATAGTTTCTTATATACCAATTTAAAAAATCCTTCATTTACTTTTCCTTATTTTGCCGCAGGGCGACGTTGTTTGTAATCAGTACGTTGTAATTCTGTCCATACACGATTTTTACTTGCTTGACGAGCATGATAACGATCTATAATCCCAGCTACTAGCATAGCACCAAAGAATCCGATACCTATGCCTATAGCCAAGAACAATGCAATTTGAGCTACGATAATCATTTTTCTGGATAGGGCTTTTCTAAAAATCTAACATAACTGTCGGACTGTTCTGACATTTTAATTAGGTCATACTTGCCACAGAACTTTAAAAACTGTGCGCCTACCATTGGACGATTGAGTGGTACTGCGCCACTAGCAATAGTTTCTGCTATTTGCTGTTTAACTGTGTCTGGTTGTGCAGTTAAGTCTACGAGAGTTACGTTGCGATTGTAGTCGTCTAATACTCTGTGTTCAACGTCGTTGTGGTCTGTCCATCGTTGGAGCATGAGATTGTTCCATGCAAAGCCTTTCGTCTCTCTGTCCTGGAAGGCTTCTTCAAGACCAACTTTATTCTTACTTCCTTTTTTCCTAACACCCGGGAATGCCGAGAAAACGTTATCTGTGGGGTCGCCTCGCATACACTTTTCGAAAAGAATCCACTTAGGATCCGGAATGACTTTTGGTTCCTTAGTCTTTTTATCGATGACTGCTTTACCTTTTTTGTCGAAAATACCTTGTATAGTATGGAGCTCATCTGAAATTCCGTTATATTGATTTACATTGTCTGCAAGTAGTTGATAAAAGTCTGTGTCACTGCTTACAATAGTGTGATGATCCTCCGGATGACTCTGTATCCAACCAGCAATTAAATCATCTGCTTCTAAGTTTTCGTGTCTTAATACTGTGCAATTTGTTCGTGTAGCTAGAAATTCTTTTAGGTTATCAAATGATTCCCAAAATAATTGATCTTCTTCTTGTTCTTTTTCTGTAAGTGCTGCACGGGCTACAGCACGATTGGCTTTATAAGGAGTGTAAAAATCTTTACGCCAGCTACGACCTTCTAAGCAGAAGATAACGTGATCGGCTTTTTGATCTCTAAATGCCTTACTAACACTATTTAGCGTTACGTGGATAGCAAAACCTAACTTATCCCAAGTATCAGCTTGGCGGTGGGCGGCGTGACGAGCACGGAAGAATGTATTTGCGGTGTCAACAAGTAGATATCTCATAGCATTATAATAGCATATAATGACTAAATTGTCAATAGGTTTTGGACATAATTTTGGTATAAAACTTCGGCCCAAGCTCGGTGTGCATCGGCACCAAAATGGTAACTTCTTGGATTAACCGTTTTAAAACCCTGTGCCAAACACCAATTATAGTAAGTACCGCTGGCATTGTATGGATCTATATAACTACCGTGCCAATCATATTCTTTGGCACCTAGGTAGCCTAGATTTTTAATATGACTAAAGTCGCTGTAAGTATTAAAGAATAAATGTGGGATTTTTCTAGCGTTCAAATCTTCGTGTAGTTTGGAAATTCTATTATGTACACTAACAATCTTATCATTGATTACTGTTGGATCACTTTGTTCGATAACCCATTTTTTATATTGATCTTTTAGTGCATCGGGAACAGAATCGGTTCCACCGGCAGTGACTTGATAGTAAGTACCATCGTGTAACCATTCTTCTCGTTCCCAAGTTGACCAACCAATTACCATGTAGTCGGGAGTCTTGCCAGCTTCTTGTAAATGATTCCAAGTGGTTCTAAAAATACGATCGTTGCTGGCAGCACTTTCTGCGTCGCATTCTAGTATAGCATACATCATGTTTGCTAATTCGCAACCGTAGCTTACACGTAAATTATCTGGATGCGGAACACGACCCAATGCCCAATACAGTGGATCATCGTCGGCAAATGCATAGGTGTTTATTGCTTCGGCGCCAGCACTATGGCTATCACCATTGATATATAAAATCAATTAACTGACCTCTGTGCGTCCATCGCCTAAGTCACGACGATCAATGACTCTTGGTCTTGCTTCAGTTGGCTGATTGGCTTCCCATTGTTCAAAGTTTTCTGCAATGATATTTTTACATACATCAGCAAACCAACGGTCTACCATGTCTGCATCGGTATCGTCTTTTTTCAATTGATACCCGGCACGTACTAGATTAGCAATAAACTTATCGTTCCAGTCTAATTCGAATGCACCATTGCCGATATTCTCGGGATCTAACTCAACACTAAGAATAGCCACATAGGGCTCGCCTTTTTCTGTAGCAATATCCTTAGCCGACTTTTTCTTAGGCTTTGGAGCCGCTTTGGGTGCTTCTACTTCTGGT